CCTTATTTAAATAATGATTTGATTTTGTCAGGCTTAAAACCTGTCCAACTATCAATCATCTTATTTTCATCATCAAATACCATTACTACTGGATAACTAGAATAACCTGCATCGACTAGTGCCATACGATTACTTTCTGTTCTTGGTGTAGTTTTTGGCTGAAAATTAAACTCACCGAACATTCTTAATGTCATTTTGCACTGAACACAGTTTTCGTTGGTATAAACTGTAACTCTCAAATTATTTTCCTCCGTATTTATTTAATATATATAATAGTGAAAAAGGAACTATACACAGCAATCCTAAGAACGCCATAAATTTAATAAAAATAACAAATCCCATCCACCATATGAATAATAGCCACACTAACTCATCACCCCCACATCATGGCAACCAATGTAACAATTGAAAAAGAATAACAGACTATTTTTTCAACTTTACCTTTGTACACTGCTCCCATAAGCAATACTATTGCCAGAAAAATACATTTCTCAATCATTTTTTACCCCCGTTAATCACTGCTAATACCGTAAATTCTGGATATTTAGCTGAATAACCTTCAATAAGCCGTTGATTTAAACCTTCCATCTTAGCTTTAAAAAAGATAACCTTATAATCATTATATGTTTTAATGTTCCATGCTAATATATCGCTTCCTGTCATGTTCAGAACCTCCTATAGATACAGTATATCATTATGTAATAGGGTAAGTCAACCCTATTCTGTCTGAAAAATATCACTAGCCTTGGCAATTCTAAGTTTGTCTTGTTCAATTCTTTCAATAATTTCATATTGAGAGAATGTTAGTTTAATATTTGACGTATACAGTGTATATGAATCTCCGTAAATACGCATAATTTCATCATCATAGCTAAATACCTTAATCCATGGTTCAATAGTTAATGGATATTCAACGAGTACAATGGTTAAGCCTTCTACTTTAGCATCATAGTATAATTCTTCCAGTCGATGATGGGTAGCTTTTTCCTCTTGAATTAGTTCTACTTCTTTTTTCAACTCTTTAAATTCAACAATAAGATGAATAATAGACCAGAAAACGTACACTACCCCAACAACAACTATTGACCAACCTAACAAGTGCCCCATTAAATATCACCTTTAACAACGGTTAGCTTGGCTTCATCATATGGCATTCTTGAATTACCCTTAATAATACTATCAACCAATCCCTTGTCCCAGCTATCATATTCCACTTCTAGGTCACAGACTTTACGAATTTCCTTATCATTCAATCCACTCAATAATTTAAAATTTAATTCTTTATAAGCGCTAATAACATCTTTTAAATTCGTAAAAAATTTAACGTCACCATTGACAATGTTGTCAACTCGATAGTGGTAATTAATATCGTTTCCTTCTGGGATTGGATAAAGCAATACCATTTCGGCATTATACTCTTCTTGTGAAATTTTACCGTTTGCCAATTCCTTGTTCATTGTGTTCAAACGTTCTGCTCTTTTAATTTTCTTTGGTGACATTTAATTTTTCCTCGATTTCTTTTAATGAAAATACATATTCATTTTTATCTTTAGTAAACAGATATAGGTCTTTCCTCTTTGAATCAAGCTGTTCTAAGAAGTTTTCATTGGTGATTAATTTTCCTACACCTAAATCAATATTTTCCTGCACAGCAACTTTTTCCTTAATATATCCAAACCCTCTGGTTAAAGATTTATCATTGGTAGTACGAGCCCCAAAATAATTAGTTAGTTTTAACAATATGTTCCACTTTCCCTTCTAGTTCATTTTTATGTTTAGCACAAAATACGTGATAGTTATCGTCTCCAATAACAACCGTTTCACCATTAAATACCGGTGTGTTTCCATTAAATCTAACATTGTAAATTGCTTTTCGATTACATTTTTCACACTCTGTCTTAATTTCACGCAATGAATCACAACCTAACAACCACTGTTCGCTACCTTCAAATAAATTACCTTGAAAATCTTTTAGTAACCCATATGCCATAATAACAATATCATGAAAACTAGCTTCTGTCAATAGATTTTTGATAAATTTAGGCGGTAAAAATTGACACTCATCAAATAATAGCACGTTATATTTAGTAATTAACTCAATAATTAATTTCATTTGTTGCATTTCGGTCATACTATTAGAAACTACATAGTCTGCTGTTGCTGATAATCCTACACGACTACCAATGATGTTATTACCTGAGCGATTATCACTAGACGGCTTAATTAAAGCATATTTAGTTCTTTTTTGTTCATAGTTGTAAGCGGTCATTAACATTTGAGCTGTCTTACTGCTGTTCATAGTTCCGTAATAGAAAAATGTTTTACTCATAATTACTTTACTCCTTCTTTAAATTCCACCTTAATAATACCCCTGTTAACTAATGAATATAAGGATTCTGAAAAAAGTTCTAATTTTTTAAAATCTTGTGTTTGTTTCATAGTTACTGATGGTAGATATTGAAACCTAAACCTTCCCCCACTTTCAAAAAATCCATTAGCATTATATTCAAAGTCTGTTTCTGTTTTAGTTAAGATAGCAATATCAACGCTGTTTATATTTAAAACCATTTGTGAGTTTATATATTTGATAACAACATTTTGATTATTTATTTTCATCCAGTTTAATATTTCACTTTCGTGATTTAAGATATTAATTTTATTGAACAATGTTTTAATTTGTTTACTTTGAAGCGAAATCTTATTACTCAACTCTTTAGTTTTTTCATCCTCTTCTTTTGTATCCGTCACACTGTAAAATAAACCAATAATTAATATTAAAACAAGAGCGCTAAGTGCAAATAAAAACCACCACATACTACTTCACACTCACTTTCACCATTTTATATTTTGGTAAGAAATATTGTTTTTCTAATTCCTTCAATGATTCTAGTGTAACACCTTTTGATTCATCTGTCAACCCATCTTCAATAAATACTGGTTCTCTATTTCCAAAGTGATAATAATGTCCGTAAGCATTGGTTAGACCTTCAAAGTGAAGTTTGGTTCTAATGCAAGGCTCGCTCCAGCCATTAAGAATCGCACCTTTGTTATCACTATTTACAATATGAATTTGAAATTTCATAATTGAACCTCCTTATTGTTCCCTATAATACAGTAATAAAAATAATAAATACTACAACAGTTAACAATGTTAGCACAATGCTAATTTTACTAAGTGTGTCCACGCATTTGATTGGTTTATTCATTAAAATCCCACCAAACACAATAATTGATTCAAGTGCCATGAACCCCAACCAAATGTTAACTGTCCATAATAATAATAATCCCATAATTTAAATCTCCTTATTTTTTTTATAGTCTTTCAACATATATTTAGCATTTTCAAGACTGTCACTATCTAGACAATATTGAAATAACATAAATTCATTATATGACATATCATCTTTTTTGTCAATAACTTTTTCATTTTTTATAAAAACCGGTTTACGTGTACTTGGGTTATACATAATTGTAATACCCATATCTTTAGCTTGTTTCTGTAATAAAATAACTTCTTGCATATCTCTTAATTCATGTTCACTTTCTTGTAAATCGTTTATTTGAAACAGTGCAATTAACAATACTAATCCAAGAAATCCAATTGCTAATAAATACATATCCATATTAACCCTCCTTTACAACAATCTCATTGAAATAGTAACTAATAATATAGTCAAATATATCATTAGACATAATTCTGGGGATAAACTTAATTATCAAACAGAATCTGATTAGACCTACAAGCTAACCATTGAAAGATGCTTTCCAGACGGACACATTTTGCTATGAGCATCAAGAAGGCGTTCCTTAAGTGTTTTACGTTTATCTGAGCGATTACTCAGGTTAATCTTCAGAGAACGTCTCTGAAGGATGTTAAAAGCTGCATTCACATCTGCATTACAGGTATGTCCGCAGCACTGACATTTGAATTTTGCTTGGCTCTGACGGTTTTTCCTATCGGTATAACCACAACGAGCACACATTTGACTTGTATAAGCGGCTTGAACTTCGATTGTCGTCACGCCTTGCTCTTCATTCAAACGCGATAATTTGGCTTGTAAAGCCTTTCTGCCAGCACGGGTTAAAAACCGATTCATGGTACGACTCATCCCACCACCAGCGAAATTCAATTTCTCGACAACCAGTTCTTTAAGGTCTTCCTTAGCCAGATTATTCAAAATACGTCCAATTTCATTCTTAGCAAAACTTCTGATTTTGGACTGCAAACGTTGATATTCAGGATTTGTCTTTAAGGACTGATTAGACTGTTGGAGTTCTGCTTGGATTTGCATGAGAAGCTTATCATAAATCCGCAGTTTTTGAAGCATTTTACCGCCTAAACGGCGTCCGTCAGAGGTGGTAAACAGATTAACCATACCCCAATCCAAGCCTAAAGCCTTGCCTTCAGTTCTTAATTGAGACGTTTCCTGTTCAATAATAGGAGAAACAGCGATTGTACCGTCTTCTTTAAATTTAACTTGAACTTGCTTATTGAGTTTGCCTTTTTTAAGCTCATGTTCTAAATAAGAATTACGAGCCAAAGGTAATAATACACGTTTACCTTTTTCTAATGTCGCAAGATTTAGCCAAAAGGCAAAGCTATTGCCTGACGGTTGGAGTTCCATGGTCTGAGCAGAGAGGTTAATGCTAGTTACACGAGACAAATTGGGAAGGCTGAGCCATTGCTTAGCCCTCTTAATCATTCGTCTTAACAACCACAAATCATTAGAATCCACTGCTTTAGAAATACGGACATTGCCCTTTTGAGGGGTTTTACTAATAGGAACAAAACGTTCGCCATCTAGCGTGACATCCCAGTCCAATTCTACGGTTTTCTTGTACCATTTCTGTTGGGCATTCAAGCGATAAAACAAAGTTTTCGTGTCGTCATCAAGCGATGAATCCGTAATCAATCCTCTAACCTTACGGGTTAACCAGCCCAAATAAGATGTAAAGGTGGCGTTAGCTTGTGTGTAAGCCTCTTGAACATAACGAGCACTCAAAGGAGTTTGTAAATCCGCAGGTTTCAAGCTGGTGTGAGAAACAATATTCTCACCCATTAAGAGCTGTTGGTTCATGTGATGAATAAAGAATGTCATCGCATTCTGATATGGAGCTAATACTGCCTTAGCACGCTCTGCTTTGACGTGATTTGCTGGAATAGCGCAAGCAATGGCTTTGTGTAAAGTCTTTGCACGTTTCTTCGCTTTAGCTTTTTGCTTTTTCATAGGCACCCCTTCTAAAGATTTTATCTGCTGATTAGTTCTTTCCGTTCTCCGTTAGGAGCACTTTTTTTAGTGCGTCATCCTTGTTTTTTTTACCACGCTGTTTGATATGAAACACCAACTTTATCGGCATAAGCACTTAATTTCATTTATCAATCCTCATTTCTTAATTTATTATAGCATATATTTAATTATAAATCAATATGTTTGAAATACGTCTAATTTGTTCCGTATCATACTTCAAATCCGCTCCAGTACCACCTTCAAAGCCCTTAAATTCTGAATAAAAGACAGATTTTATCAAGTATTATAATTAAATATATTAATCAAAAGGTAATTTCATATATAAAAGTTCCCTATCCCCTTTGATTCCGTTAAACGCTTGGGGGTGATTATGCTTATAAATATAATTCTTGGCAAACTCTTCTGTTGAAAAAACTGCAACAGGCACTTCATCAGAATCAATCGCTCCAAAATCTTGCTCATATAAATTAACCTCATAAACTAGGTATGCTGTTTTCATTTTTATCTCCTTAATAAAGTACAGATTTTAAAAACTCATTTTCCTTATTCTTCAATTGATAAAATTCCTGAATCAGAAACATTAACTAACATTTCATCTGAACCAATAATCTCTTCTGCCCATTCTTCAATCTTATTAATATCATCTTGAATTTCTTCTGGAATATCTAAAGTTCTTTCAAATGTACAAAACACTGTAACTTTTTTCATAATTACATCTCCTTATTTAACTTATGTATATAGTATATCAATTAAGATATACTATGTCAACACTTTTTTAATAATCTTTATCTAAATATTCTCTAACACTGTTCCAAAATGGTGCCTCAGAATCTTCTGGGTAATTATTATAAGGAGCCTTTGTGAGTTTAAACAACTCTTTCCTGCTTACAAGCGTAGCATCATATTCAATATCATCATACCCATAGCAACTACAGTGACTACCTCTAATAATAGCATATTCGCTATCTTTGGACAAGCCATTCAACCCGTCAGGAATGTCCCATGTTACGACTAGCATAATTCTACTTGATTCCCAATCATGTTCGTCAGTGTAGGCTACCGCCACTGCTGACCCTGCAATATCTTTTGCCTGAATCTTCATATTTCTCATATCTACTCCTCCTTAAAATACACTTCTACTCTAGGATTATCTTTATCAATCTCAAAATCATGTTCAATCTTTTTTATATTTACCCAGTTATCATTCTCTAGTAGTCCAGCTTCCATTAACCCATCAAAGATAAACTTGATTGCAAAAGCAATATTGTCTGGGTCTGAACGTTTGTTTTCACGATACCATTTTATGTGAATATTAGCTGGAAACTCAATTTTAACATTCGGATTATCCTCTAAATATTTTAAAGCGCTATCAGCACAACGCCTTGTTTCTTTTCTCTTGATTGAACCCGCAATATACTTATTACGTCTTTCGGCATTAATGTATTGATTTAACGTTGTTAGTTGACCATTGATTACTATTTTACTCAATTATACCACTTCACTTACATTATTCTTACTCTAATGTAAATTATTTTACTAGCCTATTGTTTAATTCTAATTCATCCATTAGTTGGTTGCAGTGCTCATCAACTTTAATGTTGCCATTATTGATACTATGTCCTCTCACCCACTCAAAAGACAAGAAAGTAAAGCGTTCAATTTCTTCAATAAGGGCTAACCATAGCTCTTTATTCTTAACTGCATCGCCCTTACTATTTTTCCAACCATTTCTAATCCAACCATTATACCACCTCTTATTCATGCAGTCAACAATATATCGTGAATCAGTAATAACTTTCACTGGCATATTGGGTTTCTTGATTGATTGCAATCCCCTTAGAACAGCCGTGATTTCCATTTGATTATTAGTAGCGCCCATTTCTGAGTCTCCACCAATCTTTTCTAGGGATTTGTATTGTAAATAATATGAGTAAGCACTAACATCAGTTGAGCTGCGGTGTGCTCCATCAGCGTAAACGGTAATCATATTATCAGTTGGTTTAGTTTCTTTTTGTGGTTTGAACATAGAATACACCCTCCTTTTTACAACTTTTTTCCTGCATTTCGTTACTACCTCCTAAAAGTCAAATCCAAAAGTAACAGGTTGCTTATTTTCTTTCGTAGTCATTTCAATATTTTCACAAACAATTTGATTGGTTAATTTGCCACCCCAATTATTCTCATTTGCTCTACCTAAAATATTAACAGTAATAATAGGGTTGAACCCTTTTTTGATTTCATTAATAAATTCATTATTATTATAACATACAAATGTCACACCGTCAACAAGAGCGGTGAACATACTTCCTCTAACTCTAATTGACTTTTTAGGAATATCCAACTGTTTAAAGCCCAGTGTTGGTTCTGTCACCTTTCCACCAAACAACATCATATTATCAATAATTGATTGCACATCTGCTTTTAAATTATACGTGTTTTGAGTATATAATTTATCAACAATATATGTTGGTTCATTGGTTTCAATATTTGGCATTTCACTCAACATGCTTAACCCTTTGTCATCAATTGATACACCAAAAGCATTTTCATGTCCCTGTGCGAATACAAACGCTCCTGAATTGTCACAATATTCTTTAAAGTTGGGCATAACCTTTTCAAACCCACGTCCTGAACCATTATATACTCCATCATTTTCAAATAATACTAACGATGGTTTCTGATATAGATTAATAAACTTATTAGCAATTAAGCCTGTAACAGAAGGATATTTGTTATCATCTGGATTAATAATTGATACCGTAAAACTATCATGAACAGTAGTTGTAATACTATCTACAATCTTTTTAACATAATTATCTTGCTTGGTTTTAACACTGTTCATCATATCATGAACCACTTCATAATGTGTTTGCATTAATTCAATCTGTCTAAATTTACCTGTCGATGGATTCTTTTTTCGTTTCATAACTGGGACTTTATCATCACCACTTAGCTCTGCCAACGCATACAACAAATCCTCTCGCTGACCAATATTGCCAATACGAGTAATTGCATTAATGCGTGGAATAATCGTAAATGATAAATCATGTGGTGTAGGTGTATCAGTGCCAAAGAAAGTTTTAATTAGCTTACCACTAACATTATTTAACCCTTGTAACATTTCTTGACGAATAGTCAAGTCCGAAATATCGCTTGCATCAGCAATTTGACCAATAGCTTCCAATGTGTGTTCTACATCAAAAGAATCTTCATAATCCCACTCTTTTGATAATTTTTCAATTACCTTCATTACCATTCCAGCGCCAGTGTAGTTTCTATTAATTTCACTATTTCCCCATTGATTACTAATGATAGCAATATTTGATTTCTTATATACGTCGCTATCTTCATTTTCAATAATATGGTGGTCAATAACAATTACATTACAATCCATGCTTTCCATAGCCTTAGTATCGTTAACACTAGAATCGGGGAGTAGTAGTAAGTCAATATTTAATCGACTAACTTGTTCTTCTACTAGCTCTAAATTAGCATCCAGACCATGTTGTTTAACCTCTGGGATAATAGGGAATATCTTCAATCCAACATCACCTAAGAAGTGCATTAACATAGCACTAGAACAATATCCATCAGCATCTGAATCGACTAGAATACCAATATTTGACCCATATTTTTTAACAGAATAGAACATTTCATTAGCCTTATTAAAATTAATAATACCAATGTCTTTAGTGTCAATGCTTGGCGAAATAAATTCATTAACATCATTAATTCCGCGTGTTTCTAACACTCCCGTGATTAAATCTCCTTCAATATCTCTTGTTTCAAATTTCATATTAGCCCCTCTAAATAAATAATCTTTCTTTGTATAATTTTTCAAATACCTCAATACCTTTATCAACAGGACTATCCTTATAATCTAATAATCCATGTGAGTCCCACATAACTGATACATTATATCTATTGGTTAATCTACCGTAGACTTTAATGATTTTTTCGGCATATATTCTGGATTCTTGACTATCAGGGTCTTTGAACTCCTTATCAATAGCGACAATTATCTCATTTACGTCTGTTAAATCATCAATAATCTTCTCTTGGTATGCCGTCATGTTGCTACCACTAATTGCCACTGAATAATTATTATTAGGATAAAAATCTTCCATTTTTAATACAGATTTTTCACCTTCAAAGATAATAATCTTCCTGTCTTTTTTAATTGCTTCACGATTTTGATAAAAGCCATACAAATTCATACCAGTTAAATATCTCATAGAGCGACCGTTCATAAATATTGGGATATATTTTCTTCCTAGTTCTATCTGGTCTTCATTAAGATTTCTAACCCGAATACCAACTAAATCTCCATTGGTGTTTCTATGGGGAATAACAATTTGATTATCTAATAACTGGTATTTAATTTCAAACTTATCCATAGTGTGCGTTGATATTCCTTCGTTAATCCACCCTTTATAATACATGGTGTAAAAACTGTTCATAAGACCTTCATTTAACTTTCTCAAAGGTGTCATTTCAACAGTTTTAGGATTATAGTTAGGTATTTCTACTAGTTCGTGGTCTGAAACATGGTTAAATCCAGCTTTAATATAGCTAATATTAAATCTATCTGCCACAAACTGTAACGCTTTACTAAAAGTAGTATTTTTAATCTTACCAATTAAAGTAAAAATATCCATACTGCCACAACTAGTATAACACATAAACATTTTTGTGTCTTTATAATATATTAATTTATGGCTGTCACCACCATGACAGACTGTTAAACATTCAATTTTATCATCACTTTCATCGGGTTCAGCACCTAAATCTACTAGTAATGTTAAAATATTATCTTCTGTTAAGGATTCCTTAACCTCACTAGCTGTTAGCACACTCTAAATCCCCCTAAAAGTCTATAATTTCTCCTTGTTCACCATCTTCGTCAATAGCTGCTGTTTTAGCTAAATCAACTTTATTGTAATCATAATCTGTTACAAACAATGGTTCTTCTCTCATATTACCCATATTATAATAACTCCAAACTACAATACTTTTCAATCCGGCACGATTTTTATAAATCCAATGTCCTACATTAGGAGCTTTGTTAAAACCTTTTTTCATAATTGGTTCTAATGCCTTTAAATCTTTTGCAGTTATATTAGTCGTAATGATACCATAATCAACCTTATCGGCTGTGGCTTTTGCACCCCGTAATGATGATACACCTTTAGAAACACGATTATCAGGGTCGGTTTCTTTAGCATTTAATTGTGTCGCAGACATCATAAAAACGTCATATTTTGTTGATAACACTTTTAACTTTTTTGATAGGTTTAAGATGATTTCATCTTCACGCATAGCATGACCGAACTCTTCTTGTAAAGCCTTACTCATTTTACCATTATTTTGAATATAATCAAATACACAATATTTAATACCATAATTAATGATATGGTCTTCAATAATCATTTCTAAATCAGTAACACTAAAATCTTCCATATACACAAAGAACATCTTAGAGCGTTTTAAAACCTCAACAGCCTTCTTCAACCTTAATAGTTGTGTTTTATCAAAATCACCCGCTTCAATTTCACTGGTTTCCAACCCAGAAATATACGCCAATGCAATTGTCTGTAACTCATTTTTATCCAATTCAGTAGAAATAAACAAAATAGGATAACCTTTACCTGTCTTAACCCAATTGCCTGTACCGGTCTCATAAATTTCATCACATGCTACATTGAGCATGTCTGCCATACCCATCCGCGTATTATGAGTAACAACATAATTATCAATTAAAAATAAATGGTCTTTATTATCAACAGAAAAACATACTGCATCTTGGTCTTCAATTCTTTGAATGTCTACAATTTGAGTATAGATATGTTTGTTTGATTTATATTTACGATTCTCTGCACGTTTTGAGTGTTTTTCAGAAGTCCAAATCTTTTCAGGGGTGAATACTTTAATACTCCATAAATCATTATGTTTTTTGTCTGCTCCGTGTTTAAGTCTAACACTCCGACCAAACCCTAGACCATCAACCAATTCTAGGAAGGTATTTTTTAATTTTTCACTAATGGTGGCAAAACCAACACAATAATTATCTCTGCTCTTATTCATGCAGATACTACCGTCCGTATCAATCAGCCCCTTTAATAATTCCATACGGTTTTCGATTGAATCATATAGGTAATCATTAGGAA